AAGGGTCTTTTTATTAGCATTGGCTGCATCCGATAGAACAAATAAATTTCGGGTAAAATCAATGATGTCTCCACCATACATAGACAAAACCGTCACAGCGGCAACTAATGCCGTTTGCCAGGAAAAAAGCGAACCGGCCACTTGTTTCCATACCGGAACAGTCTTTTGCCCGGCGGCAAGCAATGCCTGGTTTTCTTTTCGTACCTTCGATATTGAGTCGGCCAATATCGGCAGGTTATTGGAGATAGCAAGGAAAAAAGTATTGGCACTGATAGCCAAAGAAGGTAATTCTCTTGCCACCTGTTGCACCGACATATTCAGGGAATTAAACTTCGGAATAGATGTTGCTGCCGATTTTTGCAAGGCTTCGGAAACCGTATCTGCTTCTTTTTTTAGACTTTGATATTGCCTTCTTAAATTCTCACCAGCGTTGACAGAATTTCTGATATTATTTATAGAAGCATTGGATATATCGGACAATTGGCCACCAACATTACCGATATTGTTTGCTGCCTGTTTTGCCGATTCTTGGACGGTCTTTAGTTCTTTGTCGATCGTTTTAGCCACACCGGATGCTTGATCCTGCGCCCAAAACAATATTTTATATTTAATACCTTTATCCGCCATATTCTTTTTTTACACGTTCAAAGTCTTCTCTGGTTGCTATTTTTACCTGCGTATGTTCTTTTTCCTCTTTTTTCTCCCATTCGAATAAGATTATATCCTTCGGGTTCAATTTCTTTTTCGAATAAGGGGTCAACATGCAATGCGCCATAAATCGGGTTTGTTCCCAGCCAGTGCGATACAAGTCGGTCTTATACCGATTCCATTGTTTGACTATTTCACCGAACTCATCTGGGGTTAGCTGTAGAAAATCCGTCCGGCTCATACCGATACATCCTACAGCTAATCCCAGGAGTTCTGAGATGGTTACTCTTTTTTTTTCGAAACAGCGATTTCCGGTTCTCCGGTGATTACTTCCGATTGGAAATTTTCACTTTGCCAGTTGGCCAGGTCTTCGGTGGACATATGGTCAGCCATAGCCATTTCATTTTCGAAAGGAATATCAATACCGTCCGCCCGGCAAGATGATATCAGACAGCAGTAGACCAATATGACGACTAAAGCGATATCTGTTCCCTGTATTTCGGTAACTTCCTTGCCTGTGCGACGGTTAAATTCGAGCATAGCCCCCATAGTCATTCTACAAGGATATTCTACCTTATTGATTACGATTGTATTCTTTTTCATGTTTATGCTTCTTTTTGCTTGGTTACAACATCTCCGCTCGAAGAAAATTGAGCACTGTATGTAACATCTTCTCCGGCTTGCGAAGTTTCTTCGAGAGAATCGATTACAAATTCACCTTCTTCGTAATCATCGCCGGCCTGCTCATCTGCTTCGGCAAAACCGTATTTGAGCATTACATTTTTCTTTTGCTTCATTGTCTTCAACAACAGCTTTTTATCACTGTCTCCAAATGAGCGTAATGCATCCGCCTTGATCGTCACAGTAACCGAAGTTATTCTTTTCTCAGGATTACCTCCCGGAGAGTCTTTTGTAAGACGTTCCTTCGTTTCTGTGTTATATGTTATAGTATGACTGGTTGCCAGTGCCTGCGCTTTCCAGGATGGACTATCCGGATCTTCCGATGTATTGATATACAGCATTAAGTTCCTGCCATCTAAGGGTTCACCTTCTTGTCTTGCCATATTTTGAATATTTTGATGATTGATAGAATAATTATTGCTAACAAAAAACCGAAAGCCGTCCATTTACATTTTGACAGGAAGGGCACTATAACCGGTTCTTTCTTTGTTTGTTCTTTTTGCAGTTGGTCACGAATACGAACTAGTTCTTCTTCGTATTGGTAGCACAAGTTTTGCAAAGAGTCACAAGAGGCCGTAATGACGATCTTATCATTCTTTCGGCTGGCTGTAACGGTAGCCTGCCCCTGCTTTTCAGAATAAACAGCCCCTTGAGGTAGCCTACGGAGGCTGTCCATCGGAATCGTCAACTCCGCCAGACTCGGAGGGATTATCACGAGGGAAGCGGAAACCTTTTTGTTCCAGGTCAGGCTGTCTATTGCGTTGATACTGGAGATTTGCTCGATATTCCTGCAACTTGTGGCGCACAGGGCAAGTATAATAATATTTGCAGCGAACAAGCTGAAAAAGCAATTCTTCAAGATATGACAGCCTTTTAAGTGTTTCAATGTTGTTTTCATGTAATTTATTAGCGAATGCGGTTTCTCTTTCAATCATGAGCCGGAGTATGTCATCCCTGTCTAATTTACTTTTCCGACGGATAACCTTCAGCCGGATGAACCAGTCAACGAAAGCAACCAGACCGCCTGATCCCAACATTGAGATGACCATCTCCCAACTCATCTCTTACCTATTTTTTAGAAGCAAACAGTCCGATAATCCATTGTATTAATCCTGTATCAGCAATTCCGTTGGCGGCTAATCCGGAACCAAGTCCATAGAGTAAAGCTATATACCAGTCCAAGTCATCCAAAAAGCCCAGATGCTGCCACCAGCCAAACATACAAATGCCAATACCGACTATCCAGGATAAAATCTGGATTACAATTGAAGGCATCTTGGGGAAAAAGCCTTTCACAGCTTCCACTATTACCGGAATTACAGCTACGATAGCTGCCAGCGAACCGAATACGGCACCATAATCAACCCCACCCGGATCCGATTCCGGCAAAACCTCTGCCATAACAGGGATACACAAGAAGAAAGAAAAAATTGAAAGAATTGATAAGAAGAAAATTCTATGTCTCATTTTGTTTATCGTTTTACTGATTAATACCTAATTGTTTTAGCCATTTTTGAACATCAAAAGAAGGGCATGCCTTTGCGGCAATCTCATTATGTCCGATAATCCTGACATCAGGGAAACGTCGATGGAAATCTTTCACGTATTGCTCCATGGCCTTCTTCTGAAATGCTGTCCGGGTATCCTTGGGAGTCTTCCCGTCGGTAGCCAATCCTCCGACATAGACAATGTGCCGGGACATGCTATTGTACCCTTTTACCCCATTGGTTACTTCCCAGGGGTCGACCGTTATGTCCTCGTTATTGTCGACTAACCGTTCTATTTTGCCATCCAGGTGGATCATATCCGTATAACCGACCTGTTTCCAGCCCCGACCACCTTTAGAGAGGGGAGCCGTATGCCAGTGACGGATCTCGTCAGATGACACCGGACGGCCCTCCAGTGTCGCTGTGCAATGGATAACGAGATATTTAAGAGCCGCCATCAGACTTTTTCCTCCAACAAAGAAATTACCCCTTTCTGGTCATCACGGATAATATCTGCACCGTAACGACAGAACGATTCAATGATGGTTCCTCCCAAATAGCCCGGAGCATTTGTGTTGACAACTGTCCGAAGCTTGCCTTCAGCGCGACAAACCATCTTGTCATGCCAGAATAAAGCACCAGAAAGCAAGGAATCTTTCACTTCGGCATCTCCGGAGAGCGGTTTTTCTCCATTGTATAAAACCCCGCAATGACCTTCATCCGTGCTACGCTGGAAGATATCGATACCCAGGATACGCCCGATAACACCCTCCTTCAGTTTCGATTCGTTTCCTGTTTTATAATAATCCACGAAATCCGGGATCGCCAGCAGGTCCGTATACATATCTGCCGTTACCATTCCAAACCAATTTCCCCCCATACCGGACACACCCATGCGCATCATCAGGTTTAACACCTTCAGAAGGTCTTCTTTTGTCAGGGCCTTCCTTTGCGAGGTAAATCCCATGATATTTGAAGGACGGGCATTTCCGGATGTTTTCAGAATATTGGTTTTCGCTGTCGGACACCAATGTGCCATCGTGTAAGCCGCGACTTTTGTATTGATCTCCCCGGCCTGCTGTTCCTGCTTGCTATTACGTTTGTTGTAATTGACAAGCAGTTCCGACTGTGAGTCAATCAAGAGAGGTTGACAATAAATAAGGGTCGTATTATACTTCTTTGTCTTATCCGTAGAGGTTTCAACTGACAAAGGCAATGATTTTGGGGCACCTTCCTTTGCTTTACTGATAGCTGTCTGTACCGGTTTTTCCACCTGTTCAGTCGTATCGGCAACACCCGCTTCCCCTATGGACTTTTTGTAAAAGCTGTTTTCGGGGAAAATAAGTTTCTGTAACTCGCTTGAGTAAATCGTTGTTCTGATTTCTGCCATTTTATTAATCGATTTGTACGGCATCTGCCGCCTGAATGAATGTTAGACCATCGTATACGTATTCTGCCACCAATGTTTTTCCTGCAACACCATCTATGGCTTTTCCCGTCATTCCTTCTCCGGGGGTCAGCGTCTCTGTCGCAGTCGTTTTCGTTTTTACAAGCAAACGGGCACCGGGTTCGATATCTTCACAAATGCTCAGATTCAGGGTGCGTGCACCTGTGGCCACAATTGTGGATCCGTCAATTATTGTCAGGTTGTTATAGATGTCAACCTTCTGGTCTCCTGTAGCGGAAAGCTGTACCACATCAGCTTTGCCGAAAGGCCATTTTACAATTGGATTTTGTAATTCGTTGTTCATGTTTTCTAAACTATTGAAGATTCATATTCATCCAACAAGACTTTGAAACGGGCCGGATCTTCCCGTTCCATCCGGAGCAGGGCTTCATGATCATGTTTTTGGTACCAATCCCAGTTATGGGATTCTTTTGGGGAGCCTTTTCCGTTTTTGTCCTTTCTGACTTTGTTGAGCACTTCGCTTAACCGGCTGCTCTCTGCCTGTCCGGAGGTCCGGGTAGTCAGTCCACCATTTTCATTTTCCTCCCGGACTTCTTCTCCGGCATCCGGGGTATCTGTTACCATTTCGGCAAAAAGCTCAAAATCGGCTGAAGCAAGGCGTTTCATCCGTTCCTCGTTTTTCTCCGTTACCGTTCCATTCTTTTTGCCTAAAGCAAGCAAACCGGCCACAAGGGATTGTTCCCGTTCATCTGTGGCTGTCTCTTTTGCACGGATGGCATCCAGTATCTGCTGCTCTGTCGCATTTTCCGGAAGTCCGAGCACTTTTGCGATTTCTTTCATTTCTGTTTTTTTTGATGATTGATATTCGTTCATGATCCGGCTCATAAGTTCCGGAACCGATAGATTGCTTAATTCTTCTTTTCGGGAAGTGATGACTACTTCATCGACAAGGCCCGCCGTTTGTGCTTCTTGAGCGGAGAACCAGGTTTCTTCTTTCATTAATGAGGCCACTCTGTCTTTGTCACATCCCCGTCGGGACAGAATAGTACGAAGCGTGTCGGTAACAGAATCCAGGGCCTTTACATCTTTTTTAGAAAGTTTTTCCTTGCCTTTGCCTTGGTAGAAAGGGTCATGGATCATAAGCTTGGCATAATCCTGCATGCTTACTTTATCGGCTGATACGGCAATGACTGCTGCCATACTTGCCGCAATTCCGCCCACATGTGCATGTATGTAAGCCTTGGCGCTTAAAATGGCTGCCACAATGGATAACCCTTGTGATACGCTGCCACCGTCACTGTTTATAAGGATATGTATGGTATCTGCCTCATTGTCCAGTTCCGCCAGATCATGAGCCATTTGGTTACCGTCCACATCACGGCCGATTATCCCGTACATCCGGATTGTCGCTTCCCGTTTTTCCTTATTTATTATACGTTCATAAGCTGTCATTTTTCGCGTTTATTGATTGATTGCGACAGCGAAATAAACACACTAAACGACTCATTACAAATAACATTGCAAGGATAACAACAAAGATTCCAACCCTTGTAATTTTTCTTTTTCAAAAGGGATAATGCTGACACCTTTGTCATAAAAAAGCATGCGAGATGGACGACAAAAACATTGCTTACATATTATTTAAAGAAGGTGTTTCCGGACAGGATATAGCCCGGATCATGAAACGTTCCGAGCAGACAATTTCCCGGTGGAAAAAAGAAGGGGCTTGGGATGTGAAAGCCACGGAAGACTTGATGGCCATGCAAACTATCCATGAAGATATTCGCGATCTGGTACGTTACCAACTGTTCCAACTGCGTAAATTAAAAGACAAATACACGGAAGCCGAAACTGAAAGCGGAGAACCGAAACTAATCAGCAAAGGTGACATTGACGGAGTCCGTGACCTTTATAATATGATTAAGGCTAAAGAAACAGACTGGACGACACAGGTTCGCATTATCCGTAAAATCAATAAATTTTTGAAAGACAACTATCCGCTACTGGCCCGTGATGTTGCTCCGGCTCTCAATGATTTTTTAAATGAAGAAAGGGGGAGTATGTCATGAGTTTGGAACGTAATCTAAGCAGAAAGGAACAAAGAGAATATGACGAATGGCTTCAAGAAATGAAGGAAACCATTCGTGAACGGCCTATTGAGAACGAGTCCGAGAAACAGAAAGCAAAACGTATAGCCGCTTTGAAAAAAGATTTCTATAAATTTTGTAAATACTATTTTCCCGAATATGTTAAAGCGGAATTTGGATGGTTCCATAAAAAAGCTGTCAAACTATTAGTCGAGAACGAAAAAATCAACCTGGTTTGTGAATGGCCACGCGAACATGCCAAGTCTGTTGTAATGGATATATTCATTCCGATGTACCTGAAATCATTGGACAAACTGACTGGGGTTATATTGGCCTCTGCCAATGAAAGCAAAGCTGAAGGCTTATTGGCAGACCTGCAAGCGGAGCTGATGTTTAACGAACGTTATAAAGCCGATTACGGTCCTCAATATAAATCAGGCAAATGGGATAGCGGACATTTCGTAACAAACGACGGGATTGGCTTTTGGGCATTTGGACGCGGACAATCTCCCCGCGGTGCCCGCGAAGCTGCCAACCGTCCCAACCTGATCATTGTCGATGATATCGACGATGCCGAAATATGTAAAAATGAAAAACGTGTAATCGAGGCGGAAGACTGGGTAATGGGTGACTTATTCGGTTGTTCGTCTATCAAAGGAAGTCGCTTTGTGGTTATTGGAAACAGGATACACAAAAAAAGTATTCTGGCCCATATCGTCGGAGATGTGGAAGAAGGCGATCCCCAAAAAGAGACAATCACCCATATTAAAGTTTATGCACTTGAAAACCCGCGTACCCATGAAATGGACCTGTCAGAGAAGGGCGTTCCCGCCTGGAAAGAAAACTATTCCCGTGAGGATATCCTGGACAAAATGAAGACAATGGGACGGCGTATCGGCCTTCGGGAACTTTTCCATCAACACATCGTTATCGGCCGCGTATTTCGCGAAGAACATCTTCCATGGGCAGACCTGCCTCCGATCGAGAATTGCGAAAAACTGCTAACCTATTGTGACCCTTCTTATAAGGATTCAAAGAAAAATGACTTCAAGGCTATTGTCCTTATTGGGAAAAACGGTAAATATTTCGATATATACGATGTATTCTGCCGTCAATGTACAACTCCAGAAATGGTACGCGGACATTATGCATTAGCTGATGAAATTCCTGCCCGCAAGGTTTGTCCGCATTGGATGGAGGCGAATTTCATTCAGGACATCCATTTGGAAAAATATGATGAAGAAGCCGAAATCAGAGGTTACAGTATTGCCATTAGGGGAGACAAACGTAGCAAGCCGGACAAAGTGGAACGTATAGAAAACTTGTCGGCTTTTACTGAACGAGGCCGTATACGCTTTAACAAGGATTTGAAACACAGTCCCGATATGCAAGAACTCCGACAGCAGTTCCTCGGCTTTCCGGATGCCTCTCATGATGACGGCCCCGATGCTGTCGAAGGTGCTATCTACAAACTTAATAAACCCGGTTTGAAGCAGACCGGGGGACTGCGCACGGCTAAATACAAACCTAATAAAGCAAGACGACCATGGTAGTGGATTATTTACAAACATGCGACTTCCTGGTATTTATATCGGAAGCCTCTCTAAGAAAACTGATTCGTGATGAAGACTGTAAAATTACCGGTGCACAAACAATGGCATATGGCTATATTTCAGAAAAACTCTCAGGACGATATCAAATAGGCAAGGAGCTATTACAAGAAGGGGAAAACCGTAATGCTTCGATGCTACGCTGGATGACTGTTCTTACCGTCTACTTTCTCTATCAGTCAGTACCGGATGATGACATACCGGAGCGGGTCCGGCTTAATTATGAAGATGTCCTGAAAGAGATTGACCGAGTTGCATCAGGTAAAGATAACAGTACCCTTATTCCTGTGCTGGACCAATCCGGTAAACCCCGGACATCTTTCCGTTGGACTTCCAGTCCCCGCAGAAGCCATAATCCGTTCGGCTGATTTAAATCTCATGTAAATATAATTTAAAATGAATATACGAAAGATTGTAAACAAGCTATTTAAAGGAGCAGTCAGAAAGTCGGCCCTGTTAAAACGCCAGGTCCCCACACGGGTAGATATGCAAATGAGTAATCTGGTACAGGCTGCATTGAATGCGCTTGATCCGGACAATTCGGACCGATTGAACTTGCTGGATATATATAGTAACAGTTGGAAAGACAGCCAAGTGATCAGCGAACATGAAAAAGCTGAAGCTTTTTTAATTACTGAACCTTTTGAAATATGCAAGGAAGGGAGTGATACGCCCGATAGAAAACGGACTATGCTGCTTAACCGTCCCTGGTTTACCCAATTTTTGACAATCGCGATGGATACAGAGTTTTGGGGATACCAGTTGGCAGAGTTCGGTGTATTGGATATCAATGGGGAATTTATGGATGTGAAGGTTTTTCCTCGTGAACATATACGCCCTTTTGAACAATTAATTGTTATCAATCCCTGGGATCATGATGGCATATCATACGAAGGCCATGAAACTGAATATTTCCTTATTCCGCTCGGTGATCCTGAAGAACTGGGAAAGCTGGAAAGTATCAGCCGCGAAATCATTTGGAAAACTTATGCCCGTTCCGATTGGTCGGAGTATAATGAGCGGTTTGGAAAACCATTCATTACCTATAAAACAGATACGGACAATGAAGAAGAACGGGAAAAGGCAATGGATATGGCACAGCGTTTCGGTAGTGATCTGGTTGGAGTTATCGGTGATGGGGAAGACTTGCAGGTCACAGCTGTTGCCAGTAAAGAAAGTTCTGACAATTTCAGAGGCATGGCTGACTTTTGTGACGACCAGATTGCCAAAATGATGAATGGACAGACCGGCACAAGCAAAAATGGCCAATGGACCGGTACGGCTGAAGTTCACGAACGTATCCTGACCGAATTTACCAAAGCACGTTTGAAACGTATCCAGGATATTGTCAACTATCGGTTGTTCCCTTTTCTTATTTATCATGGGTATAAATTAAAAGGTTATGAATTTAAATTCTTTGCCCTGAAGGATAAAAAAGAAAATACCGTAGACAATAAAAGCTACAACCAACCCAATCCTTCCCGGGATAACGATAATGACCAACAGGGGGTGCTAAATTTTTTCGGTCACGCCCGGAATCCGAAAAAATAGGTTTCTCCGGGCTGATGGACCATCTTTATACTTGTAGTTGTCCTGTATGTGTAGCTGAAGAAAAATCGGTTTTAACTGATTTCAACCTGGAAGAGTGGGTAAAAGAGGCTGTTTTAAAACGCATCTACGAAAAGTTCGATGTACAAAATAATATTGATCCGGATTTATTCCGGTATACCCGGGATCATTTGAATGATGCCGTAGATAAAGGTTTTAGCCTTAACGTAAAATTCGGTGATCCGGATTATGTTTTTTTGTACGAATTAAAACGGAATAATGCTGTCTTTGCAGCTTTCAAAACGCACAGGCAACAAAATGACCTGGCTTCATTGTTAATTGATGAAAATGGGAATCAAAGAAGTTATAATGACTTTCGAAAAGCCTCGGAAGCTGTAATCGGGCAATACAATGTAAACTGGATGCATACGGAATATACTACGGCTGTTAAGGCTGCCCGTATGGCCGCCAGGTTTAGAAGATATATGCAGGATGCTGACCTGTATCCAAATCTACGTTGGTTACCCAGCATGGCCGCGGATCCCAGGGAAGCGCATATGCCATACTATAACAATGTCCGTGCACTCTCCGATCCCTGGTGGAAAACCCATTATCCCGGATGTGTATGGGGATGCCAGTGTGATGTGGAAAATACGGACGATGAAATAACACACATTGGTGATCATCCGGTAACCCTCCAGGCGACAACAAAGCGGACGGAGCAACCGGTTCGTGCTCCGGGATTGGACCGTAATCCAGCCTATACCGGAAGTATCTTTACACCAAAACATCCATACGTGACAGAGGCATATCCTGGAGCGAAGAAAGCGGTGAAGAAATTTATTTCAAAATAAGATACATATGCAAAACGCTGATATACAAAAATATTTTGATAAAAAATTCCAACAAGCCGAACGGTGGGTTAAAAAAGAACTTCCCCGCCGGGCAGGTAATGAAGCTGTCAGGCATTTTAAAGCGAACTTCCGACTGGAAGGTTTCGTCAACAATGGACTTCAAAAATGGAAAGATGTTAAAAGACGTGATCCAAACAGCCCCTGGTATGGCTTCATGTATAAAGGCGAAAAAAGAACTTCTTATGCTTTCAAACGAAGCAAGAAAACGGGCAAAACATACAAATTGAAACAACAGAAAAAATTGAACTTCAGCCAGGCTGCAACCCGATGGAAGGTTCTGCATAATACAGGAGAATTACAAGACAGTCTACAATATGTCCCCAATGAACAGGGAGTTTTAATAACAAGCGACAAACCGTATGCCGGTGTACAGAATTCCGGCGGTCCTGTTAAAATATTCGGCAGAAAAACCGTCATGCTTCCGGCACGTCCTTTTGTCGGTGAAAGTAAAGAATTAAACGAAAAGATAGAAAAGATTATCCGTAAAGGACTCGATACTGTCTTTCAAAAATAATCTACATATGTACTACAGTTTATATAAAGACATTAAAAAGTTGATTGCCGACAAGTTCGGAATCCTGTTAGATCCAGAAACAGGGATCGTTAAAGATGCTGCCAAAAGTCATCTCAAAGACATACAGTGGTTTAATGACCAATACAACGGAGTTGTCCATACCAGCCCGGTTGTTTTTATTGAATTTTCAAGGTTGGATATTTCTTTAGAAACAAAACAGACAAATTCGACACAAATCAATATCCGTCTCCATATTGTAACCGAAATTATGAATGAATCGGATGGAGATGTACGGGATGAAGATGTTTTAATGCATGAACAACTGGCTCATCAGGTTTTAGATTCTGTTAAAGATTGGAGACTCGATTTTGAAGAGAATGAAACGCGTCCGCTCCGTCCGGTTTCCTGGGAACACTATCATAAATATAACGGTTGGATGGTAACGTTGATAGAATTAAAAACCAAAGGTTAGCTGTTGTTTATCTTGCGGCTTCTTTCTTCCATGTTTCAGTTCATGCTTGGCCGGATAAGCCAACCAGCGGTTAAAGGTACTGTAAGAAATAAGAAATGTATCACGAATCAGATGTTCATATACGAACAACTGAGATACACCTTTCTTTTTTTCAGATAAAACGATATCCTGTACGCGTATCATCTTTAATAATGTGTTTCGTTTATTGTAGGCCATGAACAAATATCTATAAAATCAATCAATACAACAAAGTTATATTTATATCCAATATCATCCAACTAATTACGGAAGAAAAAGAGTATATGTGTCAATCTTTTTGTTTGATTTATGTATAAAATAAGCGTTTCCTTTTTAACTTAAACATACAGGCTAATATCATGTAATTATATTTAACATATATCTTTCAGGATAATCAAGTAAAAATAAAAAAGCCCGGAAATAAAATCCGAGCTAAATATATGCTAATGGAAAAATATATTACCGGCTAATGTGGCTGCATTTTCCTCTTTGCTTAATCCTATATAACGCATAAAAGCTTCTTCTGTTTTATGTCCTGTTATTTTCATTATACGTAAGGCTGGTATCCCTGCAAGAAACATATTGGTCGCTGCACTACGCCGCCCGGAATGGGAGCCGATACGTTCCCATTTGGGGACCATTTTGGATACACGTTCAAGACCTATGGTCCTTTCATAGGGAACAGGCTGGTTTATTCCGGCTTTTCGGCATACGGCCTTAATCACTTTATTAAAATATTGAATACAGGGACTCTTGGGTAGTTGGTAATTGTATTTACGTAATAGATTTCTGACATATTTTGATTGGGGAATAATAACCAATGTCCCTGTTTTTTGGGTTTTTATCCGGATCGTATTATCAATAAAGTTTTCTTCTTTTAACCTGGAAAAATCAGAAAACCGTAAAGCTGTCATACAAGCGATTACAAATAAATCACGAACTGTTTCTTCGCTTTTGGTCAATCCTTCAAATACATATAATTGAGTAACTTCGTCACGATCCAGCGTGATTACATCATGTTCGTCAACTTTGACATTTACCCCGGAATAGGTATAGTCAATATCATATCCGGAAAAAGAGGCCATCTTTATCAATGTTTTTAATTTTACAAGATGATTAAAAACAGTTGAACTCATCAAATTGGCTTTCGACTGTAGATAATAGACAAAATCTTCCATCATCTCCATTCCTATATCATAAGTCATGGGGGAAAGATTATACATCTCACAGAATATTGAGAAATGTCTAAAAGCATCATAATAGCTTCTTTTGGCCTTTTCACTCTTACGGCATTTCGACAAATAGGCTAAAGTAAAATCATGGAATGAAATACCTCTTTTATTTACAGATAATTGGTTTGTATATGCCGGTTGCCTGTTTGATAAAATATTAAAAACTTGTGCTCCCATAATCTTGTGTAATTTATGTTTAAGCATTACTTTTGTAGTGTAAAGATTGAATCAGCCGGGAGGCTAGTGAGAGTTTACAAAGCCGTTCGGATGCCTGCCGGACGGCTTTGCCGTTTATTGTTTTATGTAAAAACCGGTTTATGATAATCGCCTGTATCACTGGATTTCGAGAAATTGATAGTAGGTACATCTAAATATTGCCTTAGATTCAGATCGTCCAATAGCTCGCCGGTCATTTCTTCTTTGTCAATATATTTTCTTGTTATTAAATCTATACAAGCATCAAAAGCCTTATTAAAATCGTCAGAACTTATGATATATTTCTCAATATTCTCAGCATAAGCCAGACCGTATTTATCAAGTTGAATACCTGCATCACTATTATATTCATCACCACAACAATCTGTATTAACCCGATCTATGGCTATAATCTTTTCGTAGAGTCTATGTGCCCGATGAAGGCATTTGCCAACTAAGTACTGATATTTAGCTTTCCTTTTCTCAGCTTCGGCTTCTTTTATTCGCTGTATTTCAGCTTCTAGTTCCTTTATTCTATCCATAATATTCAGTTGTTTTTATTTTTTAATTTTTCTCGTTATTAAATCCACACAGTCATTAAGAGCCTTATTGAAAACATCAAGGCTTATGGTATGTCCATCAATATCTTGTGCATAGTCCTGTCCATAACCATCAAGCTGGATACTTGCACCACTGTTATATTCATCACCTCTATTGTCAAAATGAACATGGATGCAATCGAATACAATTTCATCTCCATACCTATCTGTACTAACCCGATCTATTGCTGTAATTTTCTCGTATGATGTATGCGCCCTGTGGAGGCATTGACCTACGAGATATTGATATTTAGCTTTCTTTTTGTCTGCTTCCTCTTCTTTGATCCGCTGTATTTCAGCTTCTAATTTCTGTATTCTATCCATGATACTCAGTATTTTTTAGATATTAACTAAAATACTCACTACATCTAAACCCCTTGCGCGGGGTAAAGTCTTTAAATTCACAACTCATATAGAGTTCTTTCCGGTCAGCCCAATGAGCCATATCTTTCTGCCATTGTGGGATGATTTGACGTGGGTTGTTCAAATCCCGGAAAGGTTGACAATGCGGTACAAATCGACGGCTAACGCTCTTCCAATAATTGACCCTGTGAAACGACTCTTTAAAGTCCATCAGGATACAGTACAAGAAGTACTCACCTTTGAAACCATACTTATCTATCAATTTTGTAGCCCGTTCAATCTCTGCTATCTGCCCCGGAGTATCGCAGCCGAATCGGATACGCTTTATCCATTTCACACGAGCCAAAAGCCGAGCGATATCATCGGTAACTAACCTTGCGTCCAGCCCCTGGTTGAAGTCAACTCGTAGCCCCATGGAAATAATCTTTTCGATCTGCTGTAATCCATATTCGGATGCCAGAACATTATTGTCCATTAAAATCACATGCTTTCGATTTCCTGCAACTTCTTCGATATCCATGTACGGAGCGATACCACCTTCCTTTGCCGGAACAACACACCATTTACACCGATTCGGGCATCCACGTGTCAAAAAGCCGTAAGCCTCTTTATCAATACCGTACAAGCTATAATCCGGATATGTCCGGTCTATATCCTCCAGCAGTTTTTTTGATATATCGTAACCGGTTCCACCTTTTTCAACCTGATCGGCATTAATGTAGTATCTGTAATCCGGAGTAAACGAAAATACTTTCGCCGCATACACCTTGTCGTAATGACAGAGGGGATTATACCATTCTACCTTATCACCACGCGCTTTGTTATAAGCACTGATCTTCATCAACGCTATGTTCGGATAAGTGCTATCAACGGCTAGTAAACCTATATTCATTTGCTTCACTTCTTTTTAGTTTTTAATTATATATATGTCCTTTAACTGGGCTTCCTTTATCTTTCCTTACTATAGTAGGTTTTATCCAAATCAACTTTGCCTCCATTAATCCTTTACCATAAGGTTGATTTCTCCAATGTCCGCGTCTCCAATGAGCTTCAACTTCCTTCTCTGCAATCAACCTCTCATACTTTTTTTGCAGACTCTCTCCAAGCAAGTGGATTTTACTATAGGACAGTTTGGATAACTTTTGAGTTAACTTTGTACGTTGTTGCGACTTCTTTGCCTGTTCCAACTGCCGAAGTAGCTCGGTAGCTTGTTCGTTAGTTGTATAAAGTTTAATATCCTTTTCCGTGGAATTTAGATAGCAAACGCAGTTGACAAGCAAACAAATGGAATTATAAATCATTTTATTTATTTCCGTGTCTGCATCATTATAAATATCTTCAACGCAGGCTTTTAGACCAGCATACTCATATTCATAAGTATAATTTTCATCATCCCAAACATCCGATGCTATTATAGATTCATTAATTGTCGGATTATCAATATATTTACTGGTGTCACATTCCATTGAAAAATTTAGAACCCCGCCATGATATTCTTCGAGGATTAATGTAAAATTTAACATCCTTGTATGGTCAACTATTTTATTAGTAACATATGCACCAATCAAGTAAGATCTTTTTTCTAAAATGACGTTTGGAGTGTTTTCATTTCTGCTAAAATGGAAATAGACAGTTTCATAAGGGGTTTTTATATCATTCCATTTTACATCACCAACATCTGTAAAACATAAGAGTTCAGATAGAAAGTAAGGAATCTCAATAATATTTCTCCCATTTCTATAAAATGATATATAAGATTCAGCCAAGTCAACATCTTTCCTTGCATTAACTGTTGGGGAACAAAGAAATTCATAGAAGTCACCTGTATAGTCTTCCCAAAAATCAAGGTACTGGAACTTATCAATCATCTTTTTTACATAATGCTTGTTACGTGCATACTGTTCTGGAAAATATTTATTATAGTCCATTAGTCTTCATTTTTTTTTTTAACTTTTGTTCTTGTTCCGTAATCCAGTCGTATATCTCAGGCCAGGGAGGTAAACCACCTATTTGCTTGTCGTCAATATAAACGTGTGCATATACCTTACGGGAGTCGTCGCCATAAATAGCAACATTCAGAGGTTCGTGAGCATTAATACGATCAAAAGGAATACCTTGCTCCAACATCCAGTTAAGTGCATCCTCCAACCTCTTGCCTTGCCGACAAGTCCAAAGGATCAGATAGTGACCGTCGGATTTCAATTTGTTCATGATCTCTACCACATAGGGTTTCGGATTTCCTATTTCCGGATATGGTCCCATCGAGAGGGTTCCATCAAAATCTACTGCTATAATCATTGTCCTTATTTTTTTAATGTTATAAGATCGCTGCTGATCCAAATTAATTCGTTATCCTCCTCAATGGCGATTTTACGGGTGTGGAAGTCTACCGATATAATATCGGTCTGGACGTTATCAACGGCGATCTTCATACCAGATCGCCATTTGATAGAGTCAAATTCATTCGTCGTCATGGGCTTCTTCTTTTTCAGAGGCTTGATACGGGAATACATCCATGATCATCGTTTCAGAGACGGATGCAATCACATAATCGGACATTGTGCCTTTCATACTTTCTTCCAGTACATCGATAGCTTCTTTCAGTGTGCTAGCCTGTGCAAGCATATATGCTGCTGTTTTCTTTTCTAAATGGCTTTTTTCGTCGATTGTGATAAAATATACTTTAATCTTGTAGAAACAATCGCCATTTTTGTTGAAAAACAATTCTGAAAGACGGGCACGTTTAACATCTACTACCGTGAATTCTCCGGTGATAAACGGCCGGACTTCTTCTATGATTCGGGCTTCTGCCTCTGTAAATGACAAAGCGTCGACTAAATACGGTTCCGTGACTTTTTTCTGCATTCCATTCTCCATCACTTTTTCGAAGGAGACTTTACATGTAAACCAGCTATGCATAATATTCTGTTATTTAAATAATATAGGTTCTTTACTTTCTTTCTGATATTCTAATAGACATAAGTCTATTAATTGAGTTTCCCAGTTAATTCCGGGGCGATTTTTGTACATATTCCGGAGCATTTGACGACAATCTTCCGGAGAAAGTCCTGTATCCAACTTGGATATAAACAGATTGATATCACTAAGATGGATACATCGTACATCTAAAATTTTAGCGTCACCCTTCCATACTCCTTTCAGATATATCTGTTTAACGGCTCCAACACAATATTTGACCGGATTGTGTAACCGCATCGCAGTAAATGCGTTACAATTAAGTTTCCCGTTCCAGTTCTGTATGAATTCAATTCTTTCGATCATCACTTTATAATATTTACCGATCTGCTGCTTACATTTGAAACAATAGATCATGTGTTTACCACTTGTTTTTGTAACCCTGGATACCGAATACTGAAAGCCGCAAGGGCAAACGTATATCCAATATCCAGGAGTAAGAGTGACGGATTTGACTTTTACCTGAGACATCAATCAATTGCGCTCATGGATAAAGGAATATTATGTTCCTTCCCGTTTTCATCCCGAATCGTCGCTTCGACGAATTGGCAAGTAGGAACCGGACGATAAGCATCCTTTATAATCTTAATTCCATCCAGGAAGTCTTCATCTCCTGATTTTACAGCCAGTTTTTCCAATTCCAACACTTTCTGAGCCTTCAAATTACCCTTTCTGTCTTTTGAAAGAAGCCCCATAACAGTGTCTACCAAAGAAGCACTGTTATCATCTTTAGCCAATGTACGCAAGTAAGCCTTTACTTTGTCTACTCCGATATTTACCGTATCATCCCAGCCTTCGTTGATTCGGTTACCAATCCGAATGGTTTTGCTTCCATCAGAAGTGGAAAGAGTGTCGCTTTTACGATCACTTTTGACATTGAAAAGTTCATTTTTCATCTGGATTATAGTAGATGCGCTGGCAAATATATCAGCCTTAGTATCCATCAGGATGGAGGATACATTCTGTAATTTTTTTATTGTATCTTCCACCCAACTATCTACGATGGCCTTATAGCTCTCTCTTTCCTGTTGTACACGTGCTTTTTCAGCTTTTTCTTCTTCTTCCAATTGACGACGCAATTCCGCTTTTTGTTCCTTTGTTAAATTCTCCAAATTCATAATGTTGATTTTTATATGATTAATATCACGTTATTTTCTAAAATCATCGTTTACATCCAAAGGCTTTTCGCCTTTTATATCAAGGATCTTTTTTTCTATCCAGCCAATTCGTTCCAAAGCCTTACGATCGTCGGGACAATCAAAAAGGAGGTCTAATACTTTATCATATTCCTTTTCCAGGGCTTCTATCTGTTTTTGCTCTTCAACAGACAGTGATTTCACGGGCTCTTGTTTTATCTTAGGCATGGTATTAATTCTTTAAGGCAATAGCCAATTCTCTATGTTGTTTCCTTAACCGATTATCACAATACGAACAAATAGCCTTAAAGAGATCGGGCAGTTCGCAAAGAGGAATAGCTGGCAAAATTCGTCCCCGACTAATAGGGAGGCTTTGAATGTGACGGTTCGCATCATCATATCCATTAATCGTGCTGACACCGATCCGGGATAGTTGCTTGAAGATTTGATGGTACCAATCCTTACGAACAGCCCTTTCGTTTAGCTCTTTCTTTAGACTGTCAACATCGGTTGCTACATTGATCTGTCTTTTCAGATCGGAAAGCAATTCATTGTACTCTATCTCTGTGAGTTCTGAAAGGCCTATTCTTCTTCCATGATCTACCCCATATTTACCAATCAGATAGCTTTCTATTACACCCCCTTTGATAGCTTCTACCGCTGTCGGGTCATAACCTGGCAAGCGTTTTAAATAAACGTAAAACAAACCTGTATTACGATTTTTGTAGGTACGTTTTTTTGTTGTCATATTGTTGATGATTAAATATTTTCCATACTAAATTTCTCATATCCTTCTTTCCATATGATATAAGGTTCTCCACCACCATAACGACTGACAGGTTCTGCTCGATAACCCTGGACGAAGATTTTGATATTACTGTCAAATCTCACTTTTTTAGCGACTCTTCCTTCTGGATGTTTGCCATCAGCATGGCTTATGTATATAAAAAGTTTATTAGGAAACAGTTCTTTCAGCCTTTTATATTCATCATAGTTCATCCCAGTATATTGCAGAGAGTCAATACATACAATGTTTGGACTCTTTTCTTTTTTCAACCGTTCGGTCAGTTCATCGATGGGTTCTTTGTCCAGGACGACAAACTTACGACGCACCTCCATCATGTTCGTTTCCTGTAAAGCCTTCATCAGTGACGCACTAACCCCTTCCTCTAAGCTATTATAGGCTACACGACCGAATTTACAGAGATATTTGCATAACTGTAAGGCGAAACGTGTTTTCCCATTCCCGGAGTTTCCCCATATGATCCATGATCCGGTCAACTCCGGTCTCCCAAAAGCGGACAGCCATTCCCCTTCAAAAGGAAGCATCTTGAATCTAGTCTTTAAGACTTGTTCTACACTTGCTGCTCTTGCCATTTCAAGCCTCCGCATTTTGTTTGGTGATTTCTGTATGTACGCGGCGCAATGATCCATTTGTCGCTGCATACATTTTGGTTGGCGGCAGTTTGGAACCGTTTGCACTGGCTACCAGGGCGACTTGTGCCAAAGCAAACTCTTTGTAATCCTGCGCCGATTCTGGAGTAATACGTTGATAACGCTGTCCATAACGAGAAAAGATCTCTTCATAGCCCACCTTTTTGCGTTCAATCATTGTGTCTATCTTATGTTTGAGAGCGTTAGCCCCCATCATATACCAGCCACAAGTGTATTCAGTAGCATTCCACAACCCTTTCAGTTCGAGAAAAGCACTATATTCCAGATCGCCGGCTTCATCCAACACTATCAGAGGGTTAGAGATACCTTTCAGGTAGAACACCAAATCGGCATATACATCAGCATAACGCCCACGGAAATCTACACCGAATTCTTTGGCTATGGCCCGGATCAGTTTTGTTTTGCATTTCACCTGGCTACAGTCAATATAAACCGAATTAGGATGCTCTTTTACATAGCATTTTGCCGCAAAGCTTTTTCCGATATCGGCACGGTCACAAAGCAACCCGGATATAGAATTTGATTGGCAGGCTTTCAATTGTTCAGTAACATAGACATAAACAGGAGTCTCCGCACGCATCCATGATGCTTGGTTCCCGATAGCTACGTCCAAAATTCGAGCGATAGAAACCCAGCGTGCATTATCCAACACCCTCTCTGTTTCTCCGTTCATGATACGACTTAAGATACTCTTATTTATGCCTAATTTTGTAGCATATTTTGCAGCACTCGGATACATGGCACTGCGTTCGCGGATAGCTAAAGCTATTTTGTTTTTAATTTCTGTTGTAATCATATTTCAATACTATTTATTTTTTATTTAAAGACTGGATTTAGCCAGTTCTCTGGCAGAAGCCAAATAACTCTCTGCATCAAAATCAAGTTCCTCTTCCTTGGTTGTTTCTTCGATGGGTGATGGAGAACATGATACAGCTTGAATATCCCTGTCGTTCGGTATAACTGCTACTTTGGCTAGAGCATTCTTTCCATCTTTCACCATTTTGTCGTATTTGGAGACATATTTGGATTGTTCCGTATACGACTGATAGTCCTGTTCTGTTTGTTCGGCAGTTGCTTCGTTATAAGGAGTAACTAACGGACAGGTATCGATGTACATATCATTCTGAAAGATGAAAATCTCCTGTATATCATCAGAAGGCATATAGTAAGCTTCAACCTCATAACTGTTTGGCTTTAGATTCTCCAATACATATGGAGAGGAAAGCCGATATTTCTGATGTTGTACACGAACATACATATTACGTTTGATACTCGTATGCACACATTCACCAATATAACGAGCCAGTTTCACTGGATCTATCTGTGCCATGTGAGGATTTTTATGTTCCAAAAGAACTTGAAGACGGGTTTTACCCGGATATTTCTTCTGATCCCGATGCAGGTCATTGTTGTACTTTTCGATGACATACAAATCATCGGCTACCAATTCTTCAAAAGAGTATGTTTTCTCTTTATAATTGTTGTTGTCTTCGTCAAATATTTTTTCTGTCTTGGGGCGGTTCGCCTCCAGTCGTGCGTAAAAACGTCCGATTCCTTCCTGGTATCTTTTCTCATAACCATATTTCTTTTCTCGGTTGAAATGTTCAGCACGCTTTTCCTGTGAATTGCCAGGATTACACCAACGCACGAACGGGAAAAGGATTCCGGCACGCATCATGTCGTTAGAAAATTGATTGACCAAGTGATGCTCTACTTCCACTTCCATAGGCATACCGATATGATAGGAATTAATGAACCGGAACATATCACGGACACAATCCACAAACAGTTCTGTCGTTTTTTTCCGACTATAAGATCTACCGATCACGCAGCCCGAAGCCACATCGTAAGCATAGTAAGCCTTGACGCGTGTTCCATCATGCATTTTGCGGGGCAGATCACGGTCATCCATAGATATCTTACTAAAACTGAATTGAGGGCTTTTACGGATATGATGCGGACGATGTATAGACATATAATCTAATGTTCCCATGCGTACTTTATCTACGATGGCTCTATTTTTAGGGTCGTTTAAGATATTCCAAACCGTAGACTCGGATATCATAATAGGACAACCTTTATCGTCATAAAAGTCGTTTCTGTCATAGACTTCACCAGTATAAATGTCTGCTACTGTGATCATATTGGCGAGAAATTGCAGATACATTTCGTGTGTACTGGTAGCATACGGCTTGTTGGGCATGATATACAATGACAGGATCATTCGTTCGATCAATTCGTTAACTTTCCGGCTATTTTTGTTACCAAACTTACCACTGATCAGAACTGAATAACCATTCTTCATATAGCTTCTGCATTTTTCTTTTAGCCGAATAGGATTTTCAGGAAGAGTATGGCCTAATTTCGCTTTCAAACGTCCCAGGACTTCCGCCGCAGAACTCCAAAAGCCTGTTGTTTTTCCACCAGTCACACCTCTTTTACCTTTCTTTGTACTCAATACCTCTGCTAGAGCATTCAATACAGATGCGTTCATACAGTACTCCTTAATCTTTTCATCCGGGAGTTGTTTGCCTGTAACTGTCCTATAGCTGGAGAAAAACTCCATAGCCGACGGATCCGGAATAATACGGTCTTCAAATGTTTTGCTCGGAGCCACTTTTTTAGGGTCTCCGATCATTTCAACTACCCGACGATACAAATGAGAGGGAAGACTTTCCACTGCAACACGGGCCGGAGTATTCCGACAGGCACGGTTTACAACATTTATCTGTTTACGTGCTTTTAGCTGCTTATAATAGCTTTGGGTTAAAACACCTGAACTTATAAGCTCCGTTGCATCTATGCATAATATATTGCCATAATATTCCATAATAAATCATCTTCATTTTTCTTTGTTTCCGGACCAGGATTCGTTCGGTGCCACTTTCTTAGGGTCTCCAATCACTTCGACTACCTGACGATATAAATGGGAGGGAAGACTTTCCACTGCAACACGGGCCGGAGTATTTCGACAGCCACGGTTTACAACATTTATCTGTTTACGTGCACTCAATTGGTCATAATGACTTTTAGTCAAAATGCCTGAACTTATAAGCTCCGTTGCATCTATGCATAATATATTGCCATAATATTCCATAATAAATCATTTTCATTTTTCTTTGTTTCCGGACCAGGATTCGAACCTGGGACACCATAACGATAGGGCATTGCCCATCGCCGTGCTCTGCCTGACTGAGCTATCCGGAACCACCCTCGTACCGCGGGCCGCGTACCGAAACCAAAACCAATCTTTACCTAAACCTACTGATTGTTTATTCTTCTGTCCATCCCCTTAAAAGATCACTGATCTCTTTTCTGCGCTTAGGCATCTTGTAAAGCAAATAAGACCACAACACCGCGATCACAAATACTCCCCAAACTTGCCAGGGGATAGGGATACCATGATCTACTGCAAATTCCCATGTTTGAAATGCTCCGATAACGAATACAACCATAAACACGGTCATAAGGAGGATTAGGACGTTTACTTTCATATCATTGCTCCCCCACAAGCATTGATTTAGCCAAAATCTTCGTTTCATAAACCAATCCGGGATCCATTATTTCCATCCATCCAAATCTCTTCTTCAAAAGACGATCCAATACGGCCCAATTTTCAAGACTGACACAATCGTTGTAATTATACCATTGGCTTTCACCTGTTATTTCGTCCATTCCAACGATTCCCCAATATTCCTTACCGGCAGTTCCAATTCTAACCTTACAATCTGTAAGTGCTATCACTCTCCTAAATACAGGGCGTTCTTCTTCTTTTTTTCCTGTATAGACCAACATCTTAAGAGATAACTCATTTGCCTTAATTGTCTCAAATGGGGCCTGTGATAATTCTTTGTAGTCGATTCTTTTCTTTATTTCCATTTTGTCTGTTTTTTAACTATTCACCGCTAGATTCTTTTTCATATTTGTTAATTTAAATGATTCTTACATGTTCCTCTTTCTTCACCGCCCCACCCATCTTAATCGCCATCGCACGGATCTTTTTTGCCAGTTCCGAATCAGACCGGCAGTTCAATGCCTCGCTGACTGTTTTGCGGCTACACTGGAAGATCTCTTCCAACTTCTTTCTGATTTCTGTGTCTGCTAAAATTTTTGCCATATTCAATATTTAATGATTAATGTTTATCTTTACAGCGTCGGTTACATTTGCAACGACAGTGCAATATTACGCATTACGTGAATACAAACCAAACGTTTCGAGAAATATTTCTCAGAATGTTACAAAAAAAATATTTGTTTATGAATAAAAAAGACATGCTTGAAGCTCTTATTGATCACTTTGCTAACGGCGTTAAATCTCAGATGGCTAATCTATTAGGTGTGACTCCGCAAGCCGTAAGTACATGGCTAATTCGAAATACCTTTGATCTGGAATTGATTTACTCAAAATGTGAAGGTGTTAATCCGGACTGGCTTCTTACAGGTCAGGGGAAGATGCTTAAATCCGATTACAAACCACAAACAAATAAGCAAGATGTTGTAGAAAAAGATAATTTGCCTAAAATAAACTATGATTATAAAGGAGCACCTTATTATAATGTGGATTTTATTGGGGGATTTGACTTGGTTTTAAATGATCAAACTCGTACCCCTGATTATTATATCAATTTTCCTCCATATAATAAAGATGGGGTTGTTTGGTGTAATATAACCGGTCATTCAATGGAACCAGAACTTAATAACGGAGATTTCATCGCTATGAAAGAGATGTATTCACCTATAGAATATCTTCCGGCTGGCGAAATTTATGGTATTGTCACAGATGATTATAGAACCGTAAAACGTATTCAATTGTCAGAAAAAGAAGGGTTTGTTCGTTTAATTCCGACTAATAAAAGTCCAGAATATAAGACACAAGACATTCCGATTAGCATGATCCGCAAAGTTTACGCGGTACTGGGTAGTATGCATCGGGTGTTTTGAATAATTTGATAACATAGCATGAATAGCGCGGTTAAAAAAGACATAATTCCCATTCCAAACTAGCTAAATAGGTGGCTAATTTGAAAAGGGAGTTATAAATATGCTATATATATTATGTAAAAATGTTCAGCATATTGATTGTCTTATCACAAAATTGTGTACATATGTATACTTTATCATCCTATTATTTTATCCCCAAAAGGCAATCACACACCATTTTTATGGATATTGCGGCCTGTATTCATGTAATATAATAATAATCAAAACATTAACCGCTTGTTGAGATGTTTCCAAGAAAGACCCATGCTGTATTAACTCCCCCCCAAAAGGTTAAATTACGCCCTCATACAATACTCGAATCAGTATCGTCCCCCCTCTTATCCTTTTTCAAACCACCTTATTTTGTAACCCCATTTGTAACCCCAATTGTAACCCCAATTCAAAAAATGGGCGTTTTTTTATATATTTACGATTAA